AAGTTTCCACTTGCCTACACTTCTAGTCATCGTCTTCTTCTACTGTTGCTTTAGGTGGCATAAGCATAACACCGCCACTTGCTTTGACTTCCATCTTCTCTGTTTTCACCAAGCCTACACGGTCAAGCAGTTCTTTGGCAGCAGACATCTTATCACGAATACCAAGTTCAGTTGGGTCATACAAAGCACCTGTCATTGCAAGTGCAGCCTTCGGTGCATTACGTGCCATATACATTTGTGTGGCTTCAAGAATTTCTTCTTTCAAACCTTTAATGATTGATGTAGTAGGAGTACCATCAGAGTATCCAGCAAGTTTCTTGGCAGCAACCATGTCACCACCTGCCTCGTCAAACAAGACTTCTAAGAACAGTTGTTGCTTTTCGTTTAACTCTCTAGCCATTTATTTACCTTTTTTTAGGCAAGCCTTTGCCTTTTTACATTTTGTAGGTGTCTTACAACCTTTACATAGTTTCATTACATCTCTCCTGAATACATAGCGTGTGCTAATTTTGTTGCTCTTAATTTTACCTGATTTGCCCACCTGCTGTCAAGCATTTCTTTTGATGCAGTAGAAAAATCTTCGTTATGTATAGCTGCCCACATTTTTTTAAACTTACGCAAGCGTGGTACGCCCATATTAAATGCCATGTCAACTAATATAAGTTGACGTACAGCGTCTAACCCATCAACGCAAGGGTGCGCACGTAATAGTTCATCTTCGACAATCTGCACGTCATTCTCTGCAAGAAGAATAGCATCAGCCTCTGTAATACCAAACTCATATACATGGTCCATATCAGCGATGCCCATATCTTCTAACTCTTCATCGGTAATGCCACGGTCTTCCAAGTTTCTACCGATACCAATAGTATCAATACCAAGTGTATCTTGATAAACCTGAAGCACTAAACCTTCATGGTCAATTAATTTTTGTATAAGTATGCTTTTGTTATACTTCATTTAACTTTGCCTTCGTTGCCCATCCATATTCCAAATGCACCTGTCATTGCACCCATTACAACGCTGACAAAGGCTGACTGTGGTGCTGTCGGGTCTTCCAAGTTCATAAACCACTCTGCACAACGCCAACTCATCAACGTCATTATTAGCATCATAAACCTTGGCAGTATTCTCCATTCTAGGATTTGCTTTGCACTCACTTAGTCAAACCCTTTGCCTTTTCAAATGTTCTCAAGCCACCAAGTCCTAACATGCCCATGAGTACAGTCATCAAGCTACCCATGTCAAACTCTGGTAGGTCAGGTAACTCTATGCCAGCCATTGCTGCACCAAAAATAACAAACGGAGAAATGACAAAATGCCATGCTAACGCAACGCCGCATGTCCAGCCGATAAACGGTCTCCAACCAGCAACAAAGATATTACGATGCTTTGCTTCTGCTGCATTAATCGCAAGTTGGCCTTTGGACAGTTCTTGTGCATGGCGTTCTGCCATAGTAGCAAGGTCATGTGCCAGTTGTGCTTTTTGGTCTTTGTCTTCAATAAACTTATCAAGTAAGTTAGTCGCTGGTCCGATTAATGCTTGCAGCATATCTCTGTCCTATCTCGTATCTAAGTATTTCTACTCGTGTATCTAAATCAGGAAACTCTTCACGCAAAAGTTTTATATTAAGTTCCTCTGCGAAACTGTGCAGTTTTCTTTGCAATGCGCTTCGGCTGTCGTACAAATTGTTTTCCTGCACGTGTACCTTCTCTCTTTGCCTTAGTTGTAGCAGAATACTCTGCACTTGTCAAGGACTTTATTGCTTTTTCAGGCAGATACCTTTCACCTGTCTTAGCAGATGGCTTGCCACTCTTTGTGCGCCACTTTTGTTCTGTCCATGCTTTCAGTGATTTTTGAGACTTTGAAAAAACCATACTAAAACATTCCTCTACGTTTCATACCAAAGTACAATAGTATTGCTAAAATACCTACGCCTATAATTCCTGCAATAGATAATAGTGTAATCTCAAGTATTTGTTGCTTACGTTTTCGTGCAGCTTCTTCTGCTGCCTGTCTAGCCTTACGTGCTTCAGCTTGAAACTTCTGCCAGTCGTTCCATAAACCCGGACGACCTACATATAACATAATCTGCTTTAATTCTTTTTCTTTTTCATGTATAGCTTCTAACGCCATAAATTCTTCAAAGTCACCACCCGCATAAAACGGGCTATTCTTTTTCTTAATTACTTTTCTTTGTAATCCTTCTTTGCCATCTACAAATTTAGTAATCTGACTACCGACACTAGCTAAGTCACGTCCATGACTAACAGCTTGCTTGATTACACCGAAGGCTGCGTTAGCAGCTGCTAATTCTGCTAACATTTTAGTACACCTCTACTACGCCTTCTTTTATATACTTAGGTATGCAATATGCGGTAACACGGTCTCTTGCGTCCATCCAATCCAAATAGCGGTAACTTCCGTACCGCTTGGCTGACTGGGCTGCGTAAAAATTGCAGGTGGTAATAGATGCGAAATACATATCTCCACTAGCGAGGTAACGATTCTCTCCAGTACCAATATAGATGACGAGCAAGAAGACGTGAAGCATTCCATTACGACTTGTAGCCCCCACCAGCTGCCTTGTACTCACGTGCTAACATCTGTGCCTTACGTGCTGACCACTGTCCGGGTTTACCACCCTTACTGCCAGCCTTAATCTTCTCGAACAGACGCTTTCTTAATGCTGGCTTAGTGTAGTTGCCAGCTTCATTAACTCTACTTTTGCTCTTCGCTTTAGGCTTCGCCTTGCTGCCAGCTTTTCCAACTGACCCACCCGCCTTGAATTTTTGCCCTTTCGCCACTCCTTTAACTGTTCCTTTGTTGGCTGATGCGTAGAAGACTTTTTCACCTTTCTTCTCCCCATATTGCTTTTTCATTGCGGCTTTTATTTCAGAACCTTTTTTTGTGAGGGGCATCTCTCCTATCTCCTATGCTCTACGGGCAGGGTTGTAGTATTCTTTTACAGAAACGGTTACACCCAAATTACTACCACCACCATTAAATGCCGTAATCTTATCGCCAGCATGTAAGTGTAGTCTGTCTGACGTAATCATGTTGTATACGTCATTACCTGCAATAGATTTATTGCTTAGAATGGTATAATATGTGTTGTTATCTTTATGATACCACTGTATGCTTACGGTATCTGTAGCAGCTGCACCATTACTGATGTGCAGGAACTCCACCGTAGCATCGTGAAAGTTTGGCACGGTGTATACGACATTAGAACTAGCACCACCAGCAGTGGCAGTAACAGTCACGCTTTCTGTTGCGGTATCAAATGCGGCAGGTTGTACCATTAATCTTCTCTATTCTTACGAAGTACCTTGCAATGCAGCATATACAAAGCATTACCAATATTATTAAATGGCTTACTGGCCTGTAACAAAGCCATTGCAAGGTAGTATGTTAGTTTCTTTTTCATGTTACTTCTTCTTACGTGCCATACCGCCGTATGACATGTACCCCATTTTATTACGCACTTGGGTAGGCAACTTAGCTAGTCCCGGATTACCTGCAGGTACAGATTTTTTTGCCATGCCACCTACTGCCATCTTACTTGCTTTTTGTGTAGCTGGCATAGAAGCACCACAGTTAGCATAGCCACCTTTAGCCATCTTCTTTTTCTTTGGCTCTGCAGGTTTCTTTTTAGGTGGCTTTACACCTAACATAATCATTACAGAAGGACCAGTACTTTCTTTATTCATAGGATGACGAGGGTCAGACTTATGGTAATAGCCTTTATCTTTATAATACGCATTCATTTCAGCTTTAGTCATTTTATCAGCCATTATCTTTTCTTTCTGTTATCAACGCTAGACATTACCAATCCACCTTTACGATAGTCCATAGAACCTTTGTTCTTTTTCATATAACCACCTTTAGCGCGTTTATTAATTGGGTCTTTAATGCTTGCACGGTCTTCTGCGCGAATACCACTTGCCATTCCACGAGAACCACTACGGCGACCAACAGCACTATCTCCCGGTTTAAGTTTTGCTTCTTCAATTCCAGATTCTGCAATACGGCGACCAATAGGCTTACGTGCATTACGTGCTGCTTTCATAACCTGTTCCATTTGTGGTCCGGTTAACCCTTCAGTATATTCACTCTCAATGATACCATCTTCTGCTGCTTCTTTAAGAGCCATGCCGTATTTGTCTACAGGTTTTTTGCGACCACGCATGGTAGTGGAAATCTTACGAGCAGTTGCTGCAGCTTCTGCCTCGCCTTTTTTAATTCCAGCATCTTCTAATTTATTAGCAAAAGCACGTAGCTTTTTAACCGCTGCATCATCGCCAGCTTTTTCTGCTTCAGTAATCTTTTTTAATACCCTACGTCTTATTACGGATGCTCTATCAGGTTTACCGCGAAAGATAGCCATTTGGTCATTAATAAAATTAGTATAGGACTTTTTACCTACAGTAACTTTTTCACCACGAGTACCTGAAGCACGTGTTGCTTTTACGCTACCACCACCTTCTGATGCAAGACCTGCACCTTCTCGTGCTTCATATTTCTTTTTAAAACGTAAACCTTCTTCCGTAGCTTTTCTACGAACAGCCTTACGTTTTCCACCTGTGCCTAATAGCTTACGTGCTATCTTACTTTTTACAGCCATTATTTTTTTCCCTTCTTCAAATTACCTTGCTTACCTGCCGCAGCAGCTTTAGCAGCAGCACTTCCTGTGCCGCCATACTTTGCCATCAACGCTCTACGTTCTGCAGCATTGCTAGGAAAGATATTACCCTTTGGACCGAAACCTGTATTTGGACCAGCGGTAATGTTTTTAGCTTTTTGAGTACGTACACGTGGCTTCGTAGAGGTGGGTGTGCTTTGCTGTTTAGGTGGACGCTTTTTACTTTGGTCAACTTTACCTTTAGGCTTTAGCATAGATAATGCTTCTTGCAACTTTTTCTCGTTAATACGAGTAGGCTGATTTGGCTTCTTCTTAGGTAGCGGAACACCAGCAGTTGCAGTTTTAGTTTTAGTGCGTACACGGGGTTTAGTAGCAGTGCTAGGCTTAGTAGTAGGCTTACGCGCACTATAAGCTGTGCGTTTTAATTTTTCTGTAGACAAAGCATCTGACCCAGTAGTATTGTACTGATACGGGAACATTGCCTTTTCACGTTCTCTTTGTACTTCAGCTGCAGTTCTACCACCTTGTGATGTAGCACGATTAGCTTTAGATGTTTTCTTTTTAATCTCAGCACCGGGTCTCTTCTTGGCTGTGCCAGCACCTGTGCTTGATACAGTAGCTTTAGTACTTGATGGCACTTGACTGTAGTAATCCATCATCTGTTTAGTACTACTGCCTTGCATCTTACGTGCAGCACCCTTTAGCTGTAATAACCCTTCACCTGTATGTGGTCTTGTTGATATAGCACCAGTAGGTGATATCTTATAAAACTTACCATCCTTTAATTTAAATTTAGATTCCTTGCCACCTATCGTAGCAGTGAATATTGTTCTAGCCATAGTATCTTCTCCTAATTACCATTTGACTTTGTGTGACCAGTATTTTGCAGAAAGTTTACTGGTTGGTTTACCCTGTGCATTGTGACGTGCATAGTAGGATTTTTTACGTGCTTTATCTTTAGCAGTAGTCGGACTCTTTCCAGCCCCTTTAACGCCTTGTTGACCAAAGCGAATAAACTTGTACGTGTCACCTTCTTTTGCCATAACACAGTGTGACTTAGTAGGATGACTAGGAGTACGCTTTGGCTTGTTAACGCCACTAAGCCCCTCTTCTTTCATCTTAGTCTTTACACGTTCTGGCATACTCATAGTGCGACACCTTTATCTTTAATGCAATTACGCTTGACCAGTACAGGCTGTCCAGCTATGTTAGCTGCAGCTTGCGCCATTTCCTCTGTACGGATTACACACAGCTTCTCTGTCTCATACGGACCTAATTTATCTACAAAGGTAATACAGCTATCTGGTACAGTAGCTAGGCAAGCCATTATCATAGCTGTATACATATGAGTTAGTCCCCATCAGTCCAACCCTCTGCTCTCATTGATTCCTCTACGTGCTTCAATGTAAATGAACGCCCGTAGTGCGCTTCACAAGCAGCACGAACATAGAATACATCACTGTGGGGAATATGCAAACGGTCTAATGAATTGTTACGTATAGCATCGTAGAATGCTTCAATAACATTATCTGTGTATAGTTTTACGGATTTCTTTGCCATTGTCAAGAACTTTCTTTGTACAAAGCACAAATATTTAACTAGGTACATATTTAACTTACGTATAACACTCACTTAACTGTACAGTTAAAGTGTTATCTAAGTGTCTTTATATTTAAGTATTAATATAGATAAGTTATAAAGCAGTTAACTGTAGACAGTTTAAGTGTAATCCTAGTTTATGTCTATAATTATACCAGATTGTCAAGGCTATGTCAACACACAATTATTTGACACATGCATTTTATTGTATAGGTGTGACATTTATGCAACACTATATGTGTAGTCCCAGATAATATGCCTAAATAATAGGCAGATATTGCACACTAACTAAGCACATGTCTGTCAGTTGCTACTGTGGTTAACAGTGAATTTACCTAATCTGTGTGTTTCTGTGTATATATATCTACCGTACCCCCCCATGGCTCCTGCCCGTCCCCCTCTCTGACCGTGCGCATGATGCGTGAAGCAAGGTATATGATGCGCAGTCAGCGGTGCTTGCTACTATATCTTGTATCTCTGCATCTTTAGATGCAATAGATGGTGTAGCATGACCAGTTGTAAACAACTGATATGGTATCAGTCGCCATTACGAAGTAATGAAGTGAAGGACAGGATTTATGCAAAGCATAACGGGGTGTTGTGGCGGAGCATACCCCATAGGGGTAGGGTGGCTGTCCAATGTTGGACGCTTTAACACCGAAGGTGTTGCATAAATGTCACAGTTCCTACGCTGATTGGCTGATTGCCTCAGGCTTGCCTCACAAGTTTGGCGCAGGTATTTCGGATAACAAAGTTATCCTGCAATCACATGAAACGGCAAGCGCAGAGGATAGCGTGACGCATCACGGAAAGCCTCAACCCTTATTCCTCTCATATCTCTTATGGTTAATACAAATAATATTACTTGATACTTTAGTGAAAGTAATATATATTTGTTAATTAACCTAGAGATATGGAGAAGAAGAATGACTACCAAAATCCAAACCATTGAAAATCTGAATACTCTTGAAACCGAAGGTCATGCTCTTGGCAAGGCTTGGAAAGCCATTGTGAAACGTGACAGGAAGCAAATCACGGAATTTGATTTACCTTTAGGTAAACTGATGCTTGCTCTTGAAGCCGAAGGCTCTGGTCAAATCAAGAAAGACAGACTGATTGCTTGTGGAATCAATGGAATTGATAGACGGCGCAGAAATGAGGCAAAGCACCTTGCCGCTAATTGGGATGAGTTATCACCTATGGTGAAGCGGTTCACTTCGACTACTGCCTTGCTTGCCGCTTGGAATAAATCCAAGAAAGCGGATAAGCCTACTAAGCCAAAGGCTAATAAGCATGAACATCCAGAGGATGACAAAGCGTCCAATGTTGGACAGTCTGATGAAAAGCCATTCGCTAGCCCTAGTGACATTGCATTAAACCTAATGCTTCAGATTGAAGTATTAGCGGAGCAGTCAAAATGTTCTAAAGAACATGCTTTCAAAATGACTATGTTGGCTATAAAAGCTGTTGCAAAGCATCTAGACGAAACCAAGGTAGCCGCTTAACAGCGGTTACTTTTTCCTGAAAGGATAAGCATATGCTTACTACTTTTGATACAATCTGCTTCATGATTATTGGCATGACTTTCTGTATTGTTACAGTATTTGATGCCATGCAGGGATTCCAATTAGGAATCTGGTTCAATCTTTTACTTGCTGTCACGGGTTTAGTGACATTCTTTTTACCACTGATAATGCAAAGCATTGAGGAATAATTCCATGGCAAAGAAACGCATAATCCCAATGGGAAAACATAAGCCTTTAGGCTCATCATGGAAGGCAATGGACATGGCTTATAGCCATTCTTATGAGCCAGAACAGCGTCCAGAGTTTAGATGCTTTGCATCTGTCAATGGACAGTTTGATAACATGGCAAAGGCTTATGCAGAGCATAAAGCCAAGCAGGATAAACAAGAGGCACTTGCAATACTTGAAACCTTGTTGTAATGTCTTATGTGAAATAACACTTGATACTTTAGTGAAAGTGTTATATTCACTTAGACATACACAAGACAAACTGAAACCGTCCAACATTGGACACTTTCCGAAAGGCATTGATTATGAAAACCGAATTTAACATGACACTGGCAGTGAAAAACATTATCGCTATTCGTAAGAAGGCAAAGCCCGAAGATGTTGCACAAGGCATTGCATGGTATGCCAAGGCATATGAAGAATGTCGGATTATGGCTGATAAACACGACATGCCAATTTACATAGTGATTGGTGTTGTAGCGGCATTGTCACCTAATAACCGTTGGGAAATTAACCTTGTCAATGCTGATGCATTGATTACTGCCTTCGTCAATGACGGAAAGCCAGAAGACGTGTCATGCTCAACATACAATGCCATGAAGCACAAGGCATGGAGCATACTTGAACAGATGCCTATTCGCAATGATGCTGATGATGATGCTGTCAAAACAGTATTGAATGGCAAAAAGATTGTATGTTTCTATGAAAACATAATCGGTGACGACACTTGCACCATTGACGGTCATGCCAGAAACATTGCATACAATGAACGTGTCAATCTTACTGATAGTAAGACAACAATCGGTGTTGTTGAGTATCGTAAATTACAAGAGGCATATCAGATTGCCGCAAAGCGGTGTCGTGTTAATGGTAAAACATTAAAGGCTTATGAATTGCAAGCAATCACTTGGGTGACTTGGCGCAAACAGCATGGCATTGCTTAATATATATCTTGTGAAAATACACTTGATACTTTAGTGAAAGTGTATTATTCACTTAGATATAATTATAATAGGAGTTATAATGTAGCGAAAATCTAAAGCCACAAACAGTGTGAGTAAGTTCGCCCCATGTGAATTGAAAACTATGGCTAAACAAGGTGACATGGGGTGCATATCGTGAAGTCTAGGCGGTATGCAAAGACAGTGATGCGACCACGTTAAAAGCCTAGCACCTTTTATAAACCGTCCAATGTTGGACACTTTTATTGGAGATTTAAGATGTATCACCCGATAGCAAAATATCTTATGTGTTCTTATGCTTACTATGTGGAAGCAAATCCGCTAGTATCAGATGCAGAGTTTGACCAGTTAGCGTTGGACATTCTTAAAGACTGGGATACGATTGAACATCAACACAAGAACCTGATATCTAAGCATGACTTAGAGGCAGGTACTTACTTAGGCAATTATCCAACAATAGTGAAGGGTGCTGTCGCAAGTTATAGGAGCATTCACAATGATGAGTAAATGTGCAGGATGCGACCAACACAATGCCAACATCTATGACCCAGATGTAGACGATATGTATTGTTACGATTGTCACTTAGAAAAGCGGCAGGAAGATGAGTGTTATTGTGATGATTGCTATGAGGAACACAACTACATGCTGAATATGATACACGCCATCCACATGGCGGATTGCCTCATTGATGAGGAGTTTGACAATGAAGATTAAACCTGCTAATCCTGTTGCCAAGGCAGTAGCAATAAGCCGAAGGCGTACACAGGTAGTGCCTGACAAGACGAAGTATAACCGCAACAAATCGAAGGAGCAGACTAATGCGGAAGTTAAAACCAACAAGTGAGTTTGAACATGATTGGAATGACCTATCACTGTTTGAGAAATTGCCTGTCCGTAAGACGGCAAGCCAGCCGAAGCGGGATGACTGGAAGCGTAATCGCAAGGCATTGCGTAAGGCAAAGCATATGACACAGGAGAAATGGTATGCGTAATGTGGATGATACCTATATGGATATGTATGGATGCAC